CCCATTATGTTCTCGCCATTTCTGGCTAAAGTAAGTTTGTTGCCGTTTAAATCTTTATCACTTACACGAAAAATGATTTGCTTACCGTCATCACCTGCTGCGGGTGCTAATGGAAGAGTTGCANTAACATCTCCACCGCCAATTTTGACCAAATAAGTAGTTCCGAAACTAGCTGTAAAATTGCCACTTTGAATATTGGCTGTTGCGCCACCTGCTGCAAGCAAAGTTACTGCTGCTGAAAGTTGTGTCCGATCTGTCCCGTCTAAAGAAAGTCCTGCGTCAGTTATAACATTTGCAATCTCCTCCATGATATCAGTCATTAAATATGGACTGATGTAAGAATTTAATCCGGGATATTGATTAGGGCTTGCGCTTGCAGCCGATGCAGTAAGAGGCGTTGGTTGACCACTACTTAAATAATTGTCGTATCTTTTCAATTTTTACCCTCCAAGTAATTAGCCTACGGATAGAAGAAAAAGACTTCCGAATGTGCAGGCTTTAATTCATTAATTAAGCATTCAAGGATGCTTGTGTCAATTCCAAGTTTACTATACTGAGTGCTTGTATATCTGTCGTTTGTATATTTTGCGTAAATTGTCTCGATCCCTAGAACGTCAATATACCAAACGTGCGGTGCTGTAGTGCTTGCATATTTAGTGCCTGAAGTATCTCCGTAATCATCAATTCCATATCTTGCGCCATTGAATTCTGTAACAACAATATTGAAGCCAAGATCAAGAGCGAGTTTTACATAATAGCTAGGTGTTTGACCTCCAAGGCTTGCGAATTTTGCTAGTAAAGCCTTTTGTCTTTCTTCGGCAGTCAATGCCACATCTGCATTACATTCTTCAGGCAAACCGTACTCGCTCTCCCATTCCTCAAGAGATTCCGTTACGGTTTGAGGGAACATTTCATTGATAAGATCGTCCGCTCTTTGATCCAAGGAAAGATAGCATTTTGCAAGACCAAACAGAAGCTTGTATAAAACAGCATCAACTATGCCTTTTGCTTTATACGCCTCACCCTGTGGCAAGTTGTCTGCAAGTGCTTTTCTGAAGCTTTCCTGTGTTCTTCCTGAAGCCATTACGAGAACGTGATTGTATCAAATATGATGATGTGATTTGTGCTAGTTGCGGAAACGTCTGCGCTCGGTGTGTTTACTGTATTGTCATTTTCTCCGGCAGCAATCGAAACCGCTTCCCGAACTTTTGAAATCAGCAAAGAACCTCCTACTTCAATTTCTCGCTGCAACATGTCTTTTATTTCGGATTCAACATTTGCTCTAACCGTTGGCGTGTCTGGACTTATCGTTATATCGAATTCTTGCAGTTGTGCCGTAGGTGCTTGAACAACTAAATCTGCCGTTACTGGTCGCCTTGAATCTGCATTTATGTAATCTTCTACTGCTGTAATATCTGCTGCAAGCGGTATTCCGTCAGAATACTTATCGTCCATCATAAAGAAAACGCCCACCGAACCATCACCGAATCTCTGAGAATAAGCCCATGCCCTTGTTACGTTTGGCACTTCCTTTGCCCAAGTTTCGTAGTCTGCGACAGCACCACCTTGAGGCGGTTTTCTTTTTCTCTCAAGAATTCGCTCTCTGTAATCTTCGTCAGATTCTTCGTCTGCGCCACCGTTTAGTCCGTCAACTGTTACTGTTGCAGTAGAATCAATTCCCGCAATCGGACTAACGAAAGTCAACAGGTCACCACTTAGCGCATTCGTTGACAATCCGAAGCCTACAGATTCAACTGGTAATGTGGCTTGCCCTGCTGAAATAGTTTGACCAGTAGTTACTCGATATTGCGCACCATCTGAACGCTGCAATAGAGTATCTTGTGGAATGTCAGTTCCTTCGTTTCCGGTTGCTACAACGTCACCCGTAGAAGATAGTGCCTCTTTTCTGTCAATACCTAGTGGCGATCCGTGAAGCTCTAGAAACTCACCGTCTGCTGTTTCAACAAATATCTGCTTGAATAAATATTTCAGATAGATGTAGCACCCATGAACAGCAAGTACAGTCATTTTTGCAATGCCATTCAAGAAGCTATTCTGAAGTCTTGGGTTTGACCCTTGAATTTCAGCCTCAAGCTCGTTGTAGTTTTGATCCCGCAGGTCTTGCGGTGTTGGAATTGTAAAGCTCATTTGTATTATTCCTCTAGTTGCCTCCAAGCGAATTCAAAACGCTTTTCAATGTTTCCCTCTTTTGTGTAAATTCTGACAAGTAAAACCGCTATTCCTGCAACCTTGTCGAGATAGAAAGTCTCAAGCTCATATCTTTCGGCAATGTCATTGAAAACATACCAATCTAAAGCCTCCCTTGCGTATTCATCGAGCAAGTTTAATGTCTCTTGAGTTGTTTTCCGTCTGCCTAGAAGCCAGATTCGTGAACCTACGTTTTCCTCGTCATCTCGCTTGATAGAATCGCCCGACCATCCTTTAGAGTTTGGTATGGGGTCATCGTTAAAGCTTCTTCTATCTGCCAAAACAGAAACAATCAAGCTTGTGAAAAGATCCCTGTCTTTCTTGAGGTCGCCTGTGTCTGTATCTAACCTCAAGTCAAACGCTTGCAGTTCTTCATCGAACTCTAAAATTAAATCTGTTCTTTCTTCTGCCATTATACCGGTTGACCTGTGTTACTCGGTCCTGATTCAACACCACTATGAACGTGAGAGTCAAGAACAATACCGTTGCTTGTAATATCTCCATCAGTTGTCAAGCCTGAACCATTGAATGTGTAAGTTTTCCCGTTTAGCGTTAAAACTAGACCGGAGCTTGTCAATGAAACCGTATTGCTGCCGACAGTGTGTTTTACTTCTCCGTCTGTAATCTCAGTTTTACTTCCGCTTACGTTTGCCTCAACTTTCCCATCTGTAACCTTGGCAAAGCTTGCATTGACGGTTGCGCTTATTTCCTCGTCTGCTGTTGCTAAAATCTTGTCATCTCGAAGAAGTATTCTTGCGCTTTCCTCGTTGAAAACTAAAACGTCCCCTTCTTCAAGCTCAACCTCATTTCCGTATCGCTTGTCATCGATGCAAATGACGGTTGCGTTTTGCTTGTTTCCATTATAGGCAAGCATCAATCCACGTGCACCGGAAAGAGGTCTTGATCGAAACCCGTATTGACTTATATGCTCAACGTCAGAACGAACCTCTTTGAGTTTCCCTGTCACTTGAACATAAGCCTTGCCTTGATCTTGCTTGTATCTTTGCAAGACTGCTCTAGTTAAAAGATTTGCAACGGTTGAATTCATTTTGGTTCTGCAAATTTATTTATGTTGCTCTTTTCGAGTGCTAAAGGTGCTTGTGCAAACGCATCCGGTGACATTAAAGTAAGGTTGCAGATTTTGCCCTGCTCACTAAATGAGTTATCAATCCTAGTAATGAGAAGATCGCTTCTATCTACCCCTAGCCTGTTACTTTTTAATGTGCAAAGTTGATTTATGTTAAAATACCATCCTAAAAGGCTGACGGTGTATGTAATGCTTTTCCCTCGTCTTACGGTAGCCTCCCATGCTGCACGTTCTTTGCAAACAGAATTATCTGCATTGCCGTCAACGATTAAGATTAACGTTCTTGTCCTGACTTCTGAATCTGTAGCAATTGCTTGGCTTCTTGTTGCGTCCTCTTCGGATAGTTCCATTGTGCTTTGTTGATCGCCCCGAACGATATACTTTGAAAATCTCTTACTGAAATCGATATTAACATTTGCATTTATAATATTCTCGCCCTCGATGAAATTAAGACCGCTATTCTGTGTCCCTGCTCTATCGATTACAACATTGCCTGAAGTGTCAGAATATAGAAGCAAGCCTTTTTTCTCGGCTTCCCTTTTTAATAAAGCATGACAAGTTTCACCTTGCTCATAGTTTACTGTTTCAATTGCTCCGCCTGTAGATGTGTTTTCAGAAATACCTATGCCGAAGTTGCCCGCAAGTGCAGAAGCTATTGCCGTAAAAGTTTGCTTCTTAAATTCGCTTTGCGTTTCGTTTGGTGTGCAGTCAACAAGGTCGCCCGCCTTGCTTCTTCCTGATATTGTAACTAGATTCCCGCCTTGATCGATTATAGGGCTTGCAATGTCGATGTATCCGGTCAATACCTTGCTGCCGTCCATGTATATTTCTATTGAGTCACCGCTTGATATTTCAGTGATAGACTCTGACCAGAAATTTGATAGGGTTGCGCTGAATTGATTTGCAATATCTTCAATCGACATTGAAACGCTACCACTCTTTAAACCGGAGTAGCTTTTGCCGTTTATTCTGACTTCCATGCTCATGTTATGAAGTAAGAACCTCTAGCTCTTGACCCATAGGAACAAACAAAGGGTGCTTGATATTGTTGTCGTTTACTATTTCCTCATATCTTAAGGAATCACCGTAAAGCTCATTTGCTATCCAGTAAGCGGGCAATGTTGCTCCGTAGGTTACTTTGTCAATATCTGGTAAGCTTGCGCCCGCATCATCAAGAACGCCTATTGTAAAAGATCGTAGATCGATAATGTCACGCCTTACTTGGTCTTGCTCATTGATTCCTGCTTGCTCTATTCTTTCGGAGAAAGTTGAAAGAAGCTCGTTTCGTCTTGTCGTAACCTCTGGCTTGCTAACGAATTCATCTTGTGCAGTAGCTAGTGCCATTTTGGAAACTGAAAAGCTTCTGAATGTTTCAACAAGTTGAGCATTGTTTATTGTCTCTTGAATTCTGCTTGGTGTTTCAAAGCTTGAACTTTCGTAAGATGAACCAAACTCATTAAACTGCTTGCTTGCTTCGTAAAGGTCAGAAGGGCTTTCAAAGATTGCCTCGAAATCATCGAACAAATCAGAAATTCCAGATACTAAGCTTGCCGGGTCATCAATTAGCAAGTTTACGCTATCCTCAAAGCTTGCCAAGTTGCGCTTGAACTCGTTTGCTTTACTTACGACCTTTGCACCGATCAACTTAACTTCTCGCCATTCTCCGATATACTGATTTACAACGTCAATTCCGCTATTTCTCACAAAACCGGAAAGACCGGAGGTTTTGAAAACTTGCCCGAATATATTTTGAATTGAAGTCTTGAGCTTTGAAACCTGATTGAAAACTGCTGTGTCGGTATTGGTTCTGATACTTGGAAAAGTATTCTCGCCCGCCTCAACAAATGAAAGATTGATTGAACCTTTACCGCCTTGTCTTCCGTTGTCGCTTATGCTGCATTGATCGGTTGGCTTTACTGTAATCGTGCCGAGCGTTGGATGAATTAAAGTTCCCTCGCTCTTGCTTCTGCTAATTAAACTAACAAGCCTATTTCGTTCCTGAATATAGTTGTCGCCTAAAAAGTAAGCTGTGAAGTTTATCTCTTTTGCTTTTTGCCCTACGTCCTCAACGTAAGGCACGTCCTTATATGGGTATTCGTGAAGAACGTTTCTTCTCCCAAACTTAACCTCGCTTGTGTCTACATAAAACGCTATGCCTCTAAAACTTGCGGGTTTAATTTCTTCTCTCCAAGCCATAAAATACAATATGGTTGACAAATTGAAAAAAATCAAGGCACAAAAAACGCTCAAGCGTATTGACTTAAGTTTATTTCATCTTTTGTCATACCACTCACTCTGCGCCTCGCTTTCTAGGAAAAACTTATCAATCTTAATTGATGTACTTTTTGTTAATTCTACTGTAGGTAACTCTTCCCATTCTCTAGCGAGCCTCGTCACACGTAGCAATTCATTAGCCTCGTTTAGCAACTCCCCAGCCTCCTGAAGCTCTCGCTCCAGTTGTTCCACATAGCACCTATTGGCAAAATCTCTAAAATACCAACGGTCTTTTGCATTTGCTACATACCCTAAGCTGTAGATCCACCGCATTATTTTATCAGATGCTTCTACTACCTCTTCGGGCACTCTTAATGATATGACTTTAGTCACTCTCCACCTCGCTTTCTAGCTGTAATAATTTAGCTAGAGTCTCTACCTTACTAGCATGGTATCTAACATCCGATATGTCGTTTTGTATCATTGCTTCTGTTAATTTCAGAAATTCTTGTTGCAGTTCTATCTGCCTTTTAATCTTCACTCTGTGCCTCGCTTTCTAGAAAATCTTTAGTTTCTTGGTACAACTGTACCTCGTCA